AAAAAAACTAAAAAAACTAAAAAAACTAAAAAAACTAAAAAAACTAAAAAAACTAAAAAAACTAAAAAAACTAAAAAGATATAATTTTTCAATTAATAAAGTTAATAATATTATTTTAATGATTTACTAATAATATCTAACGATTTATCAATTTCATCTTTATTAATTATTAATGGTGGACATAACCTTATAATTTTATTGTGAGTAATTTGAGTTAGTAATCCATTATTCATTAGATTATGAAGACCTTTACTTGCTTTTGTAGAATCATTAAATTCAATAGCGTTAAACAATCCTTTACCTCGTATTTCTAAAACTCCCTTTAAATCCATTTTTTTTAGTTCTTCTCTAAAATATTTTCCCATTACATATGAGTTTTCAATTAAATTTTCATCCTGGATAATTTTAACTGCTTTCATCATTAAACTACATGCAAGAGGATTTCCTCCATATGTTGAGCCATGTTCTCCTGGTTTAAATAGAGACATTATTTTAGAATTACTTAGAATTCCCGATGCTGGATAAAATCCACCCGATAGTGATTTGCCTAATATTAGTATGTCAGGACGTATATTTTCATAGTCACACGCTAATAATTTACCAGTTCTACCTAATCCAGTTTGTACTTCATCAAAAATTAATAATACATTATATTTATCACATAACTCGCGTACTTTTGTTAAATAGTTATCATCTGGTATTATAATACCTGCTTCTCCTTGAATTGGTTCTAACATTAATGAAACAATATTAGGATTATTAGATAATACATTTTCTAATTTTTCTATATTATTATATTCAATTAAATCTAATCCATCTGTATATGGTCCAAAATTTTTATAACACTTTTCATCGTTTGATGACGATAAAGCAGCAATCGTTCTTCCCCAGAAATTATTCTTACAAAATAGATTTATACCTTTATTTTTAGGAACATTTTTAGTTTCATAACCCCATTTTCGAGCCAATTTAATTGCGGTCTCTCCAGCTTCAACACCAGTATTCATTGGTAAAAATTTTTCATAATCTAATGTATTACACAGATATTCACATAATTCGCCTAATTTATTGTTATAAAATGCACGAGATGTTAATGTTAAATTTTGTGATTGTTCGCAAATAGTTTTTACTAATTGTGGATGACAATGACCTTGATTAACGGCTGAATATCCAGATAAAAAATCAAAATATTTTTTATTATTAACATCCGTTAAATATACTCCCTTTCCACGTTTAATACATACATTTAAAGGATTGTAATTTTTTGCTCCATATTGTAATTCTTTTAAAATGAATTTATTCATTCTAATAATTTAAGTATTTTATTTAAGTTAAAATAGTTAAATTATTATTCATCTTAAATTTACCATAAATAAACATGACTCAATATTTTTGCATTATAACAACCTTTAGATTTTTTCTTTTCTAATTTAATTGCTTGTGTTCGATTTTTAACACCGGAATGACGGGCAAAATATCTTTGCATACGCTTTCGTGTATTGTGATTTTTATATGCATATAACTTTAAAGGAGTTCTATCTTTATATTGTGGATAATCAGATGCACCAAAATGAATTTTTCTTATTTTTTTGGTTTTTTTATGTTTAACGTAAGCAGTATATTTTTTTTTGGGAGGACCTTTTTCAAATTTTATTATTGTTTCTTTCATTTATTATATGCTATATACTATAGATATAATAAAATATATTATAATAAAATATAGTTATAATATAAATCTATAATAATGAATGTTCCTATTAAATATTTACCAAAAAAATTAAGCAAAAAAGATAAGCTAAAACAAACAAAACAATTAAAAAAATCTAGAAAAGCATATAAAAAAGGAATATACATACATCGTAAAAAACTTGCATCATTTAAATCTAAAAAATCACAACATATTTTAAATGCAGAGAGAATATATAAAATAAAAAATTTAAGTGTTAATGATGATTTAGCAAAGAAAACAGGATGTTCAAAAAAAGCACTTAATCAAATTATTAAAAAAGGACAAGGAGCATATTATTCTTCTGGTTCAAGACCAAATCAATCAGCTCATAGTTGGGGTATAGCACGATTGGCAAGTTCAATAACTAGTGGAAAAGCAGCGGCAGTAGATTATAGTATATTAGAACAAGGTTGTAATAAAAATTCAAAAGCATTAAAATTAGCTAAGAAATCTAAACAAAAAAATGGTTACGGTACAAGAAAAGTTCCCAAAGTTAAATTATAATGAACTATTTATAATATTTAAAATATTATATTATATTAATGGATATTGATTATTATATAAAATATTTTAAATATTATAATAAAAATTATAAGCTTATATTTTGTTTATGGATATGGATAGCAACGTTTTTGTATTATTTTGATTTTATTAAAATAAGTTTTTTATATACTTCATTTTTTGCATTAATATTTACTATATTTTTACAATTTTATTATTATAAAAGAAACTTGATCTTTAATATAAGTATAATAATATTCGAAATATTTATTTTTTATTTAAATTATAAAAAACATATTTTAATTGATAAAAAATCTCTAATTAATTACAAAGATTTATCTATAAATATTATATTATTTATAGTGTATTTAATTTTTTTGCAAATTTTAGGTACAAACTTTTATGAAGTATACTTTTCAAGAGTTAAATAAATATTATTTAATTATATAATTAATATTTATCTATTTAATATTTATCTCGCTATAATTTATCTGCTGTAAATTAAATCTGCTACTCCCGATTGAAATTGTAATATATTATATATTTCTTCATATATATATAAGTTGTAATTATATTTATATATACTTGTAGGGTCTTTTGTTGTACCTATTATTTCTCCTGTATTAGGATCACATATGGTTTGAAAGTTAACACTAGATAAATCAAAAGGAGGATTTGAATAATTATTATATTCAAATTCAATAGTTTTAAATTTATTAGTATTAAATGCTCCGTTTGGTTGATATTTAAAAGGATCTGTAGTTAAACCAAAGTTATAATTATATATACCTTCTTTTGAGTTTCCACAAGTTTTCATATATTTTTCTACTTTATTATACACTCCAGCAGGTAATGAATTTTCTCGATATTTTCCATCACAAATTATTGCAAATTCTTTTAGTATAGGTTTTATATTAGTTTGCTCATTGGTTGTTGGTAAATCTCCTGTTATAAAAATATTTTTAGATAAATCAATATCAAAATTATTTTTTTTATTATAATATATTAAATTTCCTGTTGAATCTTTTAATTTTTCCATGTTTTTTGGTATTATATCTTCATATGGCCAATTAGTATAATTTGACCATTCATTTCGTTCATTTACATCATCTCTCTGAAAGTACCACATCCAATTTGCTACTAATCCACCAGAATCTATTTTAATTTTATTTGCTTTATTAATTTTTTCAAATTTATATTCATAAATTTCTTTTATTAGATAAGTTTGAGTATTTTTAGCAAATAATTCTCTTTCTTCATTATCTAAAAAACATTGAGTAGTAAGTAAATGAATATTAACATTTATATTACTTCTTCTGTCTTGATATATATTTAAAGTGGATGAAATATCTCTCACGGGTGGTTCTTGTATAAATCTATAAAATCCATAAGAGCTTATATTTTGAGAAGCTTGTATTCTTGGAATTTCGTCATAATTATTTATATTAATATTTTTAGGATTTAATGTAGTATCATATAACACATCTTTAATAGTAAATAATTCAACTATTGATCGTAGTTTAAAATTTATTTCTAATTCTGCATATTGTAAACATATTAATGGAAGAGCCATAGATGATAATAAAGTAAACCATGTATTCAATGGTATATATAAATCATAACTATGAATTGATGGTTCAATTGAATTATTTGAAGCATCATTAATTTTAAATGCATTAGGGTAATTATTATTTCTATTTAAATAATTTGCAGGATCATTTAATTCTGCTACATTTCCAGTCATTATATCAAATAAATTTTTTTTGTTATTATTAAAATCTCTTTCTACTAAATTTTGAATATAACTACCTGAAAATTTTTGTATAATATGTCCTCCAATAGTAAAATTAATTTCTTCAATTATTTGTGTTCCTATATTTTTTATCCAACGAAATTCATATGGTCTATATGTTTGACTTGTATTATCATAAAAAATAGGACTCCATATAGTAGGTAAAGTAATAACTAAATAACTATCCATTAATAAATCAGCATATCTTGGTATTTTAAAATTATAAAATGTAGAATTTGTTAAATTTAGATTTTGTTGACCAGTTTGATCAACTCTGAATTTTTGTAAACCAAAATTAGTATATTTAACATATTTAGATTTGAAAAAACTTTTGCTAGGATTGCCATTTAATATTATGTTTTGATTACCAATTGCAATTAAATTTAATAATCCACCAGCCATTATATATTAATAATTATAATAATATATTATTTATATTATTATATTAATATACACTTATAAAATAATATATTTATATATTAATGAATAACCCTAAAGAAATTATGAATACAATTGGTAGTTTTACCAAAAATAAATTATTAAATAATAAAAATAATTATATATTAATTACATTTATTATAATTTTCTTCATATTATTTGCATTAGCAAGTTGGGTTTTTAATACATTAAGTTTAAAAGACCAAGCATGCATAAACTTAAAATACACATATAAAAATAAACAATATATTACTTCTTCATTTTTAACAGTAAATGGAAATATTAAGGGAGATGCAAAAAAAATTAATAATCAAAATAATTATTTTGATATTGACTATTCATGCTTAATTAAAAATTATTATATTAAAACAGCATATAATTGTTGTTGTGGTGATGGATATAAAAATAATTTTGTAAATAAATGTGCTTTAGAAAATTGTATAAATTTAGGAGCTCGATGTTTAGATTTTGAGATTTATTCATATAATGGAGAGCCGATTGTAGCTGCTTCATCTGCAAACAATAATTCAATAAAAGAAACATACAATTTTTTGAAATTAACAGATGTTTTTGAAATTTTAAATGATAAGTGCTTTAATATTCAATCTACACAATGTTCTTATGATCCTATGTTTTTACATTTTAGAATTATGAGTGAAAATAAAGTAATATATGATAAAATGGGAGAATATATTGAAAAATATTTAAATTCACGAAGTAATTATTTATTAAAATCTAGTAAATATAATTATAAAAATCCAGACAAAAAAGATATCTTATTAGAAAAATTATCTAATTTTAAAGGTAAATTTATTATAATGGTTAATACATTATATAATAATACTTTAGACAATAGTAAATTAGCAAGCTTTGTAAATATTAGATCTGGTGGAGACATGATGAAATTTGAACGTTATGAAAATATAATTGCTTCTGGTAATAATAATTCATTATTAATTGATGATTCTAAATCCAAGTTTGTAATGGTTTTACCAAATATATCAAGTGATATAGACAATTTTGATCCATTTACAGCATTTAATAATGGTTGTCAATTTATCGGTATGAAATTTCAAACTTTAGATAATAATTTGCAAGGATATTTTAACCAATTTAAAAATTACGGTAATTATTCATTTATTTTAAAACCATATAAATTACGCAGAGATATAATTCCACCCGAAAAACCAGCTGATAATTCTCCTCTTAACAAACAACGATCATATTCGATAGGAGGTACAATAAAGTAGATAAATAGTATTTCAATATATATAATTTATTTTATTATATATAATGGAATATAATTCATTCACAGATAAAGAATTAAAAATATTAAGAAATGCGGTGGATAATGTTACAAAACAGCAAGGAAACAAACTTGTTAGATCTGATGATATAAAAAATATAATTTTTATTTTAGAAAATTTTTTACGATCTCACAAAACATTATGCTATGGTGGAACAGCTATAAATAATATCTTACCTGAGCAAGATAGATTTTATAATAAAGATATTGAAATACCAGATTATGATTTTTTTACACCAAAACCAATTGAATTAGCTAAAAAATTAGCAAATATTTATTACAATGCAGGCTATCAGGAAATAGAAGCTAAAGCAGGTATGCATACTGGAACATATAAAGTATATGTTAATTTTATGCCAATTGCAGATATTACATTTTTAGATAAGGAGTTATTTAATACTTTACACAAGAATTCTATTAAAATAAATGCTATTAACTATTGTCCACCTAATTTCTTAAGAATGGGAATGTATTTAGAATTATCTCGTCCAAACGGAGATGTTACTCGGTGGGAAAAAGTATTAAAGCGTCTAACATTATTAAATAAAAATTTTCCATTAAAAGGAGAAAATTGTATCAATGAAAATTTTCAAAGAGAATATGAAGGAAGCATTGATGACCGTAATAAAGTATATGAAATTGTTAAAAAATCTGTAGTTAATCAAGGGTTAATTTTTTTTGGAGGTTATGCAGTTAGTTTATATGGTAAATATATGCCAAATAAATATAAAAAACAAATATGTAATATTCCTGATTTTGATATATTGGCAGATGATCCATTAATGGCTGCAAATATATTAAAAGAACAACTGATTTATGAAGGTTTTAATGGTGTTAAAATTATTAAAAAAAAATCATTAGGAGAATATATAGATGAACATTATGAAATAAGTATTACAATAAATAATAAAACAGATATTTTAGCATATATATACAAAACAAAAGCTTGTTATAGTTATAATGTAATTTATATTAATGGTAATAAAATAAAAGTAGCATCTATTGATACTATATTATCATTTTATCTAATATTTATTTATGCTAACAGACCTTATTATGACGTTAATAGACTATTATGTATGTCAGAATATTTATTTAAAGTTCAATTAAAAAATAGATTACAACAAAAAGGATTATTGAAACGATTTAGTATACAATGTTATGGCAATCAAGATACAATAGAAGATATAAGATCAGAAAAATCTAAAATTTTTAAAATGTTAAAAGATAAAAAATTAAAACGTGGATCTAAGGTTTATGATACATATTTTTTGAGATATATACCAGAAAAGAGTAAAAAAAATACAACTAAAAAGAAAAAATGATATAATTAAAAATGTTTAATTTTTATATTAAAAATATAATAAATATTAAACTAAAATCACTAAATGTATAATAATATTATACAAAAACAAATTAATAGATATTAACTTAACCTAATTTGGGAAAACCAACTAAGTTAGCACCTATACCAAATCCTGCACCTGTGCGGGCACTGGCTCCCATTGAGGGAATGAAAGTATCTAAGATAGAGAATGTAGCAGCAGCCATTAATGCAATAATAGCTATTTCTTCAAGTTTTAAAGCTCTTTTTTCGGGGGGGATAACAAAGGCAACAATTGCTACCATTAAACCTTCTACTAAATATTTGATAGCTCTTTTAACTAATTCACCCATTGCACCATTCATCATTGTTTTATAATAATAAACAAGAAAAAAAAAATTAAAATTTGGTTTATAAATTTATCTAAATATATAATAATATAAATAACTTAAAATTAAATTTTACTTTTAATCTATATTATGTCTACCAAAAAATCTGCTAAATCAAAAGAGCAAAAACAGGTACACAGTGAAGATACTAAATATGTAGATTTATTAGATGAAGATAAACCATTATCTGGTCAAAAATATGTATGTTTAAGTTTTGTTTCGCCTGAAAATATTATTCGTGATAAAAAATTGTTTTTTTTTGAAAAATTCTTAAAAAAATTTGAATTTAATAAATCACTCGAAAAATATAACCAATATTTAAACTTTATTTCATATAAGTACAGTTTAGATTTCAATAAATTAACAGAAGATCTTAAAGAATTTATAGAAGAAGAGAAAAATAATCTATTTATTACTTCCCTTGATGATGATTATAAGACATTTGTTGATAATAATGAAGAAAATCTTGAAAAAGAATATAATGAACGTTATGAATTTCAAACAAACACAAGAGGAATAAAAGTACGTGGTGTATTTGCTTCTCAAGAAGAAGCAGAATTGAGATGTAAAACTCTTAGAACTGATGATCCTAACCATGATGTTTATGTTGGGCCTGTTGGGATGTGGATGCCTTTCCACCCAGAAGCATATAAAACCGGACGTGTTGAGTATTTAGAAAAAGAATTAAATGATCTTATGGCTGAAAAGAAAAAGAATGATGATGTTTCAAAAGAACAATTTAAAAAGAGAGTAAAAGATGCTAAACAAAAAGCAATTGAAGAAAATATTGCTAAAGCGAATAAAGAGGGTAATAAGCTTATGCAAACTATTGATGAAGATGGTAATTTAATTAATGCGGATAGAATGGATGTTCCTGGTAAAAATTTATTATTTGGTAATAGTGAAAATGATGATGTATCTACTGCTGATTTACGTAGAGAATTATTTGAATCTGAAGATGTTATAGTTGGAAAACAAAAAGATAATGATCATGGTGTAAGTGAAATTTTAGAAAGACGCAAACAAAATGAAAAAAAAGTAGATACTACAAATGATGATGAATAAATTTACTGATTATATATTTTTAAATATTTAGATATATTTAGATATTTAGATATATATATATAATTATGGATACTGTATCATCTGGACCTAAAATTTTTAATATAAACACATATGATGATGGTGATATAACTCCCGAACCATTTGACATAAATTGGAGAATATATATACGAGCTAATGATTTTAAATATGAGAATAAAGATGATTTTTTGAACAAAATTGAATTAACTAATGAATTTAAGGAAAAAACCGTTCGAGAAATTACTAATTGTTATGATTCTGATCCAGAAAGAGGCGAAATTAAAACGAAATTAAAGACAGATGAATATAAAGGAATTTTTCCTACATATAACTTGTCAATGTATGAGGACATTCGTTATCTTAATAATATTAGACAGGTGTTTCTACCTGGACATGGTAGAACTACTGGTATAGAAAGTTTATTAATATTTTTTTCACCAAAAGACTCTGTAAAAAGTTCAGAAACTGGTGAGAGAGGGGATGAAAGATTTGAACGTGAATCAATAAAAGAATTAATTAGAATTAATGAAGATAACTATAATGGAATTATTGAAACAAATTGTAGGGCGATATTACTCGGAAATTACGTTAGAACAGGCGATGAAACGATAATAACACCTGATCCTGATTATTTTAAAGGACTTATTTTATATTATGAAAAAGATGCCACATCGGATGATATAATTTCAGAGATTATGAACTGTTTAACTGGCAAAGAAAAAATATATGCTAAAGCACATCAGAAACAAACATACACGAGGTTGAGATCGTTTTTGGAAGAACTAACAATAAAGACTTTTTGTTATGATGAGCATCCATTTTGTTCTTCCAATATAAACAGTCCAAGTGATTGTACGGAGGAATTGGAAAGTAAATGTAGATTAACTTGTAGTGAAATATGTAAACCATTACTCGGGGAGCACGAAGCGAAGAGGGCGCAGAAGGCGGCGGAGGAGGCGGCGGAGAAGGCGGCGGAGGAGGCG